GTGTACAAGGCATACAGGGCGTACAAGGCATACAGGGCGTACAAGGCATACAAGGTGTACAAGGCATACAAGGTGTACAAGGCATACAAGGTGTACAAGGTATCCAGGGCGTACAAGGTATCCAGGGTGTACAAGGTATCCAAGGTGTACAAGGTATCCAAGGTGTACAAGGTATACAAGGTATTCAAGGATATAGTATTATATGGAAAGGAACTTGGGATTCTTCTACAACATATTATCAAAATGATGTAGTATTCTATGATGGCGCTTCATATATTGGAGTTAATACTACTCCAACTGGTTTCACAAATCAAAGACCTGAAACTAATGATGTAGTTAATACCACATATTGGAATATGATGACCAGCCAAGGTATCCAAGGTATCCAAGGTGTACAGGGTATTCAAGGTGGTCAAGGTATACAGGGCGTTCAAGGTATACAGGGCGTTCAAGGTATACAGGGTATTCAAGGTGTACAGGGTATTCAAGGTGTACAGGGTATTCAAGGCGGTCAAGGTATACAGGGTGTACAGGGTATCCAAGGTGTACAGGGTATCCAAGGTGTACAGGGTATTCAAGGTGTACAAGGCATACAGGGCGTACAAGGTATTCAAGGTGTACAGGGTATACAAGGTGTACAGGGCATACAAGGTGTACAAGGTATACAGGGTGTACAAGGTATTCAAGGTGTACAGGGTATTCAAGGCGGTCAAGGTATCCAAGGTGTACAAGGTATCCAAGGTGTACAGGGTATCCAAGGTGTACAGGGTATCCAAGGCGGTCAAGGTATACAGGGTGTACAAGGTATCCAAGGTGTACAGGGTGTACAAGGTATTCAAGGTGTACAAGGTATCCAAGGTGTACAAGGTATCCAAGGTGTACAAGGTATCCAAGGTGTACAAGGTATCCAAGGTGTACAGGGTATCCAAGGCGGTCAAGGTATACAGGGTGTACAAGGTATACAGGGTGTACAAGGTATTCAAGGTGTACAGGGTATCCAAGGCGGTCAAGGTATACAGGGTGTACAAGGTATTCAAGGTATTCAAGGTGTACAAGGTATTCAAGGTGTACAAGGTATACAGGGTGTACAAGGTATTCAAGGTGTACAGGGTGTACAAGGCTTCCAAGGTACTAAGGGTGAGGGCTTTACATTCTTGGGTGATTGGAGTTCAATCACAAGATACGTTAAGAACGACTCTGTTTACTATAATGGATCAAGCTATACCAGCACATATGGTGATGAAACCTATGCTGGCGGCGCTTATGTTAACCTAAACCAAGTTCCAGGTAGCCTAGTAGATATTACAGGTGTGGGCCTAACAGCTACCAGCGGTGTGTTTACTTGTAATGCTGTCAATATTTACAAAGCTGAAATTATTAGAGTCAGTGGTACAGTACCAGCTGGATTTACCATTGAGAATCCAGATAGTCCCGCCCAAGCACCAACATATTATACAGCTGGACAAACTGTTAATAATGATTACTATGTAATTGATTATCCAAACAACCCAGCTACTGGATTTACATTGGGTCGTAGCCAATTCGCTACAACAGCTATTGGTACTACTGGAACAGGTAGCTTAACAGGATTAACATTCAAGGCTATACCATGGTTGATCATTAGTGCTCAAGGCATTCAAGGCGTACAAGGTGTACAAGGTATACAGGGTGTACAAGGTATACAGGGTGTACAAGGTATACAGGGCGTTCAAGGTATACAGGGCGTTCAAGGTGTACAGGGTATTCAAGGTGTACAAGGACGCCAAGGTGTACAAGGTATTCAAGGTGTACAGGGCGTTCAAGGTATCCAGGGTGTACAAGGTATTCAGGGTATTATTGGTACACCAGGTGGGTATACAGCAGCCTACTTATGGGATAGTGCAACTACAGCCAGTGACCCAGGACCAGCTAATGTTAGAATAGGTCGCAGCTGGACTACAACCACTGCTGGTAATACTAACTTATATTTTGATATCATAGACGCAGATGGTCAGGATAGAACAGCTTGGTTAAGCGCATTTACATTCTTCGGTTCACAACAGAGCTATTTTGGTACACTAACAATAATGCCAGAAGGTTCATCAAACCAAAGATGGTCAGGTATTATTACCAGTGTAACCAATAATACTGGATGGTTCAATATTGGTGTATTGTTTATTGACAGTCAAGGTACAGCACCAACAGCAGGGCAAAAAGTTAACATAGCATTCCAGCCAGCTGGTCAACAAGGTATTCAAGGCGTACAAGGTGTACAAGGTATACAGGGTGTACAAGGTATACAGGGTGTACAAGGTATACAGGGTGTACAAGGTATTCAAGGTGTACAAGGTATTCAAGGTGTACAGGGCGTACAAGGACGTCAGGGCGTACAAGGTATTCAGGGCGTACAAGGTATACAGGGCGTACAAGGTATACAGGGCGTACAAGGTATTCAAGGTGTACAAGGCATACAAGGTGTGCAAGGCATACAAGGTGTACAAGGTATTCAAGGTGTACAAGGCATACAGGGCGTACAAGGTATTCAAGGTGTACAGGGTATACAAGGTGTACAAGGCATACAAGGTGTACAAGGTATACAGGGTGTACAAGGTATTCAAGGTGTACAAGGCATACAGGGCGTACAAGGCATACAGGGCGTACAAGGTATTCAAGGTGTACAGGGTATACAGGGTGTACAAGGTATACAAGGTGTACAAGGTATTCAAGGTATTCAGGGTTCAAGTATTGTTTGGAAAGGAGTATATTCTCCAACTACAATTTATAACACTAACGACGTAGTATTTGAAAATGGACAGAGTTACATTGCCGTATATGGTAGTGGTAATAGTGCTAACCTTACTGGTGTTGCTATTGGATCAAGTGGATCATTTACTTGTACCGCGGGAGCAACTCTAAGAGTTGGTGATCAGATTACTGTATTAGGCGTTAACACTGGCACTGGCTCTATTACAGGCTACAACAGTGCTGGCACAAATTACTACATTACAGCTACAAATGGTTCAACATCATTCACCTTAAGTGCTACATTAGGTGGTGCAGCAGTAACAACCAGTGCTGGTACAGTAGCAGGTGGCATGATCTTTACACATCCAACAGGATTTGGAAATCAAAGACCAACAATAACCAATACTACATATTGGAACTTGATGACCAGTCAAGGTATCCAAGGTATCCAAGGTGTACAAGGCATACAAGGTGTACAGGGTATCCAAGGCGGTCAAGGTATTCAGGGTGTACAAGGTATTCAGGGTGTACAAGGCATACAAGGTGTACAAGGTATCCAAGGTGTACAAGGTATACAGGGCGTACAAGGTATTCAAGGTGTACAGGGCGTACAAGGTATACAGGGTGTACAAGGTATTCAAGGTATTACTGGTCTTGGTATTACTTGGAAGGGTACTTGGAATAGTACAACTATTTACAACAGCAATGACGTTGTATTTTATAATGGTAATAGCTGGATCGGTGTTCGTGGTACAGGCAACAGCGTAGCCCTTTCAGGTGTAAGCATTGGCGCAAGCGGTGTAATCACATGTACAGCAACAACATTGCCAGCAGGATTCCAAGTTGGTGACCAAGTATTAGTAGCAGGTATCAATAGTGGAACTGGATCATTACCAAGCTATAATGCTGTTGGTACTTATTATTATATTATTAGTACAAATGGTTCAACCTCATTAACCATAAGCACAACATTAGGTGGAAGTGCTGCTGCTACAGCCGCTGGCACCGTTAGTGGAGCAATGACCTTTACTGTGGCTACAGGCTTTGGTAATGTCATTCCAAACCTAACCAATACAAACCATTGGAACCAAATGACCAGCCAAGGTATTCAAGGTATCCAAGGTGTACAAGGTATCCAAGGTGTACAAGGTATACAGGGCGTACAAGGTATACAGGGCGTACAAGGTATTCAAGGTGTACAAGGTATACAGGGCGTACAAGGTATTCAAGGTGTACAAGGTATACAGGGCGTACAAGGTATTCAAGGTGTACAAGGTATTCAAGGTGTACAAGGTATTCAGGGCGTACAAGGACGTCAGGGCGTACAAGGTATCCAGGGCGTACAAGGTATCCAGGGAGTACAAGGTATACAGGGCGTACAAGGTATACAGGGCGTACAAGGTATACAGGGTGTACAAGGTATACAGGGTGTACAAGGTATACAGGGTGTACAAGGTATACAGGGTGTACAAGGACAACAAGGTATTCAAGGTTCAGGCTTTAAGTGGCGTGGTGTTTGGAAGCCAGAGAATGACTATGCTGTCAGTGACATGGTTTCACATTTGGGTAGTACATATGTTAGCTTAACAGCATATATTCCACAAACTTTAGCCAGTGTATCAATATTAAGTAGTGGTCAGATTAGCTTTAATAATCCAACAAATGCTGCCTCTGTTGGTCAGGTTATATATGTTAATGGTGTTAAGACTGGATCAGGTGTATTACAAAATTATGCTAGTACAGGGACAGCCTATTATGTTAAGGCTGCTAGTATTGCTGGTGGAACAACTACAGTAACATTAAGCGGTGACGCTCCAAGAAGTAATGTAACAGGTACATTAAGTGGCACAACAATAAGTGGATTAGCTACTACTAGTACTTTATATGTTGGAATGTCTCTAACCAAAGTATCAGGAACTGGTGTTTTCAATGGAACTCCAACTATCACTGCTATTAATAGTTCCACACAAGTTACTATAAGCACTTCAGCTACGTCAAATGGATCAATAACATTTAACGCAACTGGAGCTACAATAACTAGTACTGCTGGAACAAGTACGGGAATGAGTTTCTATATTCCAACTTATGTTCCTAACTTACATACCAGTACAGTATACAATGCACTTGGTCCTAGTCCTGAATCAGAATATGAAAGATGGGAATTAGCGGGTTCACAGGGTATCCAAGGTATTCAAGGTGTACAAGGTATTCAAGGTGTACAGGGTATTCAAGGTGTACAGGGTATTCAAGGAGTACAAGGTATACAAGGTGTACAAGGTATACAGGGTATTCAAGGTTCAAGCTTTACTTGGAAAGGCATCTATTCAGCTAGTACCAGCTACTCAGCTAATGATAGTGTGTTCTATAATGGTAACAGCTATATTGCTATATATGGTAATGCTAATAGTGAAAACTTAAATGGTGTAAGTATTGGAAACAGCGGTACATTTACTTGTTCAGCAACAACTAAGACATTAGTAGTTGGAACAGGTGTTAAGGTAACTGGTATAGCAGCTGGTACAGGAAATATTAGTGGATTCTCAGATCCAACAACATACTATATTACTGCTACGAACGGAAGTACAAGCTTTAACCTAAGTGCTACACTTGGCGGAGCACCAGTAACAACAACCTCGGGCACCAGTACTGGTTTAACATTTATGTGGCCAGTGAGCTTTTCTAACCAAGTTCCAGCAAATGGTCAGCCACCAGTAACTAATAGTACATATTGGAATCAGTTAACAAGCCAAGGTATCCAAGGTATTCAAGGTGTACAGGGTATTCAAGGTGTACAAGGTATACAGGGTGTACAAGGTATACAAGGTGTACAAGGTATTCAAGGCGTACAAGGTATTCAAGGCGTACAAGGTATCCAAGGTATCCAAGGCTTCAGCGTAACATATCAAGGTGCTTACAATCCTTCTACAACTTATACACAGAATGACGTAGTATTTGAAAATGGACAGAGTTGGATAGCTATATGGCCAATAACAACTGGAACATTTAGTAATATTCGTCCAGGTGTTACAGCAGGTTGGGCCACATATTGGGGCAGATTAAGTCAACAAGGTATCCAAGGTGTACAGGGTGTACAAGGTATTCAAGGTGTACAAGGTATTCAAGGCGTACAAGGTCGTCAAGGCGTACAAGGTATTCAAGGTGTACAAGGTATCCAAGGCGTACAGGGTATCCAGGGTATCCAAGGTTTAAGCATTAATTGGATAGGTACATATAACCCAGCAACAGCCTACAGCCAGAATGATGTAGTATTTGAAAATGGTCATAGTTGGATTGCTATCTATCCATATGCTAATGGTACATTTACAAATATCAGACCAGGTGTTACAGCAGGTTGGGCCACATATTGGAATATGATGACCAGCCAAGGTATCCAAGGTGTACAGGGTGTACAAGGTATTCAAGGTGTACAAGGTATTCAAGGCGTACAAGGTCGTCAAGGCGTACAAGGTATTCAAGGTGTACAAGGTATCCAAGGCGTACAAGGTATCCAAGGTGTACAGGGTATACAAGGTGTACAGGGTATACAAGGTGTACAGGGTATACAAGGTGTACAGGGTATACAAGGTATACAGGGCTTCAGTGTAACTTATAGAGGAATATATAATCCTTCCACAGTATACACACAGAATGATGTAGTATTTGAAAATGGACAAAGCTGGATTGCTGTATATCCAATAACAACAGGCACATTTAGTGGACAGCGTCCAAGTCTAGCAAATACAACGTACTGGGGTCAATTAACAAGCCAAGGTATTCAAGGTGTACAAGGTGTACAGGGTATACAAGGTGGTCAAGGCATACAGGGTGTACAAGGTATCCAAGGTATCCAAGGTGGTCAAGGTATCCAAGGTGTACAAGGTATTCAAGGCATACAGGGTGGTCAAGGTATACAAGGTGGTCAAGGTATCCAAGGTATTCAGGGTGGTCAAGGTATTCAGGGTATACAAGGTGGTCAAGGTATACAGGGCGTCCAAGGTGTACAAGGAATCCAAGGTGGTCAAGGTATACAGGGTGTTCAGGGCATACAGGGTATTCAGGGCTTCAGTGTAACCTACAGAGGTATCTACAATAACGCTACTGTATACACACAAAACGATGTAGTATTTGAAAATGGACAAAGCTGGATTGCTGTATATCCAATAACAACAGGCACATTTAGTGGACAACGTCCAAGCCTAGCAAATACAACATACTGGGGCCAACTAACAAGTCAGGGTATCCAAGGTATCCAAGGTGTACAAGGCATACAGGGTGGTCAAGGCATACAGGGTGTACAAGGTATCCAAGGTATCCAAGGTGGTCAAGGTGTACAAGGTGTACAAGGTGTACAAGGCATACAGGGTGGTCAAGGTATCCAAGGTGTACAAGGTGTACAAGGCATACAGGGTGGTCAGGGTATACAAGGTGTACAAGGTATACAAGGTGTCCAAGGTCGCCAAGGTATCCAAGGTGGTCAGGGTGTACAAGGTGTACAAGGTATCCAAGGTATCCAAGGTGGTCAAGGTATACAGGGCGTCCAAGGTGTACAAGGTATCCAAGGTGGTCAAGGTATACAGGGTGTACAGGGTGTACAAGGTATCCAAGGATTCAGCGTAACATATCAAGGTGTATACAACAATACGACAACTTATACACAAAACGATGTAGTATTTGAAAATGGACAAAGTTGGATAGCTATATATCCTGTAACTACAGGGACATTTAGTGGAATAAGACCAGGAGTAACAGCGGGTTGGGCTACTTATTGGGGCAGATTAAGTCAACAAGGTATCCAAGGAATTCAAGGTGGTCAGGGTATACAGGGCGTTCAAGGTATTCAAGGTATCCAAGGTGGTCAGGGTATACAGGGCGTTCAAGGTATTCAAGGTATCCAAGGTGGTCAGGGTATACAGGGCGTTCAAGGTATTCAAGGTATCCAAGGTGGTCAGGGTATACAGGGCGTTCAAGGTATACAGGGAGTCCAAGGTTATCAAGGTACTCAAGGCGTCCAAGGATTCCAAGGATTCCAAGGATTCCAAGGTTATCAAGGTACTCAAGGTCAGCAAGGTATACAGGGTCAACAAGGTACTCAAGGTCAGCAAGGTATACAGGGTCAACAAGGTACCCAGGGTCAACAGGGCATCCAAGGTCAACAGGGTACCCAAGGTCAGCAAGGTATACAGGGTCAACAAGGTACCCAAGGTCAACAAGGTGTACAAGGTCGTCAAGGCGTACAAGGAACTCAAGGTCAGCAAGGTATACAAGGCTTCCAAGGATACTATGGTAATACAGGTGCTCAAGGTACTACAGGTACTACAGGTACTACAGGCTTACAGGGATTACCAGGACCACAAGGTACAGATGGTACTCAAGGTTCAACCGGAGCACAAGGTTCAACTGGAGCACAAGGTGCAGATGGAACTATTGGAACATTAAGTCTAGCCCAAATAAAGGCTGCGGTAAACAGTAGTCCAACATACGAAGAGTTTGTGGCATATATTCAAGGGTTGTAATAGGAGATGATAAAAGATGTCAATTAATTTAGATCAGACGGGCCCAGCGCATTTATTAAGCACCGATGAAGATGGTCTGATCCTTAATGGCAGTCCAGTCATCTCAAAGAGTATTCATGTCAGCAACATTGAGCCAAAGACCTATTTCGGTGATACTAACACAAAACTACTATGGTTAGACACTGGTACACAAGGTATTAGTGCGTTTCCTAATGGTGGAGCAGCCAATTGGATATTAAGAACTAACGGAAATGGTACAGTAAGTTGGACCCCGCCAAGTGCATTAGATGCAACAAAGTTTCATTATCGCATCAGCACAGCTATATTTGACGATCAAGATCCTACATCTGGATTCATAAGATTTGTTAATAGAACTGGTGCTACGATGTCAACAGCCACTCAACTTACCATAAGTGGATATACAATTGCCGGAGATCCTAATTATGTAGTTGGCGCCACACCAGCAGTGTCTAGTTATAATTTGATTAGCAGTTTTATTAATAGTTTGACCAGTTATGGTAATAGTAACCGTAGAGGATTTATTAAAATAGAAAAAGAAAATGATCCAAATCATTTTCAAATATATGAATTTAGTAACATTACAGATAATATAGGTTGGTTTACAATTAATGTAGTTCCTATAAGAATAGATTCAGGTGATGAAAACTTTCCTAATAATGAACCAGTCAGCGTAACTTTTAGTGTTGCTGGTCCACAAGGAGTTACTCAAGACCTAACAAATTATGTTACATTTAATGGTACACAAAATCTTAAAATAAAAACTTTAACTAAACCTTTTATTGTAGAACCTGTACTTAAGGAGTCTACTTTTAGTTTAACTGGAGTCAGTATTGCAGCTAACGGAGTAATAAATTGTAATGCTAAGACTCTTAACTCAGTTACTATCGAAGCAAATGGAAGTTTTCAATGTACATCTGATTCATTTGCCATAAATGATGCTATCTATATTAGTGGCACGTTGACTGGAACTGGAACTATTACCGGTTATACTACTGGAACAACATATTATGTTGTAGGAACAAATAGTAATACATCATTTACTCTCAGTACTAGCTTGGGTGGCAGTCCTATTACTACAAGTACAGGAACTAGTACTGGTCTTACTTTTACCAAGATAATTTTTAATATAAATGATATTGTAAAAGTAACAGGTAATAATGATGGTGACGGTGTGATAGCTGGTTATGATAATAACGGATCATTATATTTTATAGTTGCTACTAATGGCAGAAATCAATTCACTCTAAGTGAGAACATAGCAGGAATAGCAGTTACAACCACTGCTGGTACAGTTTCAGGTGCTATGACATTTACTAGTAATGTTGGAACTAGTATTACTTTTGATGATGGATTTAGCAACAATGGTTATGAAACCAAACTTACAGTACTAAAAAATACAGCAGATCGTAAAATTATATTACCAGATGCGGATACAACACTAGTTGGTATTGATAATACTCAAACTTTAACAAATAAAACTATAACATCTCCAGCAATTATCGATCCAAATATTAACTTGACTTATACTGGCGGGGCTACTGCTAAAAATATCACAGTATCAAGTGGACTGGCCACTGATTTTAAAACAAGAATTGGCACTACAGCCAATAATCAATATAGTTGGACTACTAATCTTTACTATAATGGCACAATTTGGGTTAAGGATGATCCTCTAAGAGGTGCTTGGAGACTGAATCAAGTGGCTCTTGATGCTGACAATACTAGTGAAATAGCCATAACCTATGCTCCAATTGGTACTCCTAATGTACAAGACTACTTAAAAATAGATGGATTAGGAGTAGTTAGACTACCAATTAATGTAGCTAGTACCAATACTACTACAGGAACATTGGTAGTGAATGGTGGTGTTGGTATTGCAGGCACAGTTAATATTGGAGGAAATACAAATATAACTGGAGCATTAGATGCAGGTAGTTTACAGTCTACTCCAATCGGTACAACTTTTAGATCAAGTGGAGCATTTACTACGTTAGCTGCTAATGGGGTATTTGAAGTAACTGACAATACCGCCAGTACTAGTCAAACAACAGGTGCAGCAGTTATAACAGGTGGGTTAGGAGTCGGTGGTGCTGCTCATATTAATGGACCTGTGTATCTAAATGATTTAGATGAATTAGAAACACAAAAAGCAGGTTATAGTCTAGTAGTTCAAAATCCTCAAGCAAAAGTTAGGGTTGGTCCTAGTTATACTTTAACTGATATAGACTATATTGATCTTATTACACTACCAAATCGACCAAAGATATCAACAACTAGTGATGATTTCTTATTTGAAAATGTTAAAGTTGGTGGTAATATAACATTAACTGCTACTGATGCTGCCGTAATTGTTTCAGAAAATACAGAAGCAACAGATAAAATTACTGGTGCATTACAGGTTGTGGGCGGATTAGGTGTTAGCTTAGATATACACGCAGATGATATCTATGTATATGGACAAACAGGACTATCAAATACAGCAAGTCAAGTAGTTAGTTTAGCTGCCACACAAACTTTAACAAATAAAACTCTTACATCGCCAAATATAAGTGATGTAGTTCTTACAGGTACTATTAATACTGGTGCAAATACTCCAGGTATTGCCGGACAATTGCTATCTAGCACAGGAACAGGTATTGCTTGGGTTAATCCTGTGAACACCAGTGCTATAGTTTATTATAAATCCAGCGACCAAAACATTAACCCATCAGGCGATGTGACTATGCCAACAAGTTCAACTATAAGTATTGGTAGTAGCTTTGGCTCTATGGCAGGTAATGGCAGTGGTATATTTACTTTTAGTGTTGCAGGAACTTACCAAATTACTGTTAATTATAGTATTACTGATATTAATGGTGGTGCCACATATCCTGTAGTTGATTTTTGGCTTAAGAAGAATAATTCAGATACAATAAAATATTGCCAAGTTTTGACAAATGGTAGTAGAAGAGGTGCTGTAACTGAAATCGTATCATTTGCTGCTAATGATACATTGATTTGGTATGCCAATAGTACAATGAGAATTAATGGAGGAAATCCAAGTGCTACAGGCAGCAGATTAACTATAGTTCGAGTAGGATAAACTTGACAAAATAAAAAATTCCTGTATTATAGTAGCATAGATAACTATAACTATGCAAGAACTAGGAATGTATTGCCTATCATATGTAGGCAAAGAACCAAAAAAACATCAGTTTGACCAGCGCAATTTAATGTGCGGTTCGGTCAATTACCATCAATTTGACGTTTTAGAGATGCAGCGTCGTGGTTTCCTTATGGATCACGTAGGTGAAAACATTAGTCATATGAATAGTGACTTTGGTAGCCTAACTGGAATATTTTGGGTTTGGAAAAACGTAGACCATGAATATAAAGGGACTAATACCTATAGAATTTTTTGGGATGAATCTTTTGATTTAAGACCAAATAGGGTATATATTCCACAACCAAAAGACATAGTAACTGCTATAAAAGGCTATGCACCTCATGTAAACAGTGTGTATGATCATTTTAGTCATTGTCATAATAACTTAGGATGGCAGCTATTATATGGCCTAGCAGGAGATAGACGTATTCCTATTACTGTAGATATGATAGATCAATTAAGAACTTACAAATATCTAATTCCATTCCATATGTTTACTAGTGATAGAATAACATTTAATCGTATTTGTGAAATACTTTTTCAAGTATTATTTGAATTTCATTCAAATTATTCAAATATTTTACCTGAAATATACAGGCGTAATCAACAGGTTAGGTTTTATGACTTTTTTGGTGAGAGAATATTACACTTGATTTTAACTAACAACTATCATTTTTTAGGAAATGTAGATATAGCACATTTAAATATATTGGACATTGACCATAATGCTTGAAAATAAAATACAACCACATTTATTAAGATATATTGAAAACCCATCAGATCCAGAATTAAATTTTATGATGGCTTTAGAGTATGATGTGATGGGCCAACATGCCAGTGCTGTCAGTTATTACTTAAGAACAGCTGAAAGGGCACATACTGATCTGCTAAAATATGAAGCTTTAATTAGAGCAAGCATTTGTTTTGAAAGACAGGGTAGTAGGAACTTTACAGTGAAAGGATTACTACAACATGCTGTAGCTATATTACCAGGTCGTCCAGAAGCTTACTATCATCTAAGCAGATTTTATGAACACAAACAGGATGATGGGCATTGGAATGATACTTATATGATTGCCACTGTTGGTGAGAGTGTAGCAGACAATATTAGTGAAGGGTTAAGAACAGATTTAAGTTATTTGGGCAAAGATCATTTAAAGTTTCAAAAAGCACTAAGTGGTTGGCATTGTGGATTATGTGATGAGAGCAGAACAATATTTAAAGAGCTTATGCGTAGTAAAGTACTCCCTAATGATTATAAAAAAATTGTATATAATAATTTAAAGTTTATGAGTGGTTATATTGAGATACCTTTTGATGCTTATGACAATACTAAATATTCTAAATTAAGATATAAATTTCCAGGTGCTGAAAATATTGAAACAAATTATAGTGAAGCATATCAGGATATGTTTGTTCTTAGTATGCTTAAAGGTAAGAGAGAAGGTACTTTTATTGAGGTTGGTGCAGGTAGACCATTTTACGGAAATAATACTGCTCTACTAGAAAAACAATTTGGATGGAGAGGCATCAGTATTGATATTGATGAACGTCAAGTTACTAACGATCGTAAAACACCATTCCTAATTAAAAATGCCTTAGAAATTGATTACGGTAAAATTATCACAGAATTAAACTTAGGCCCAGTAGTTGACTACCTACAACTTGATTGTGATCCACCTGAAGTAACATTTGAAATACTAAAACGTATTCCTTTTAATGAATACAAATTCAAAGTAATAACATATGAACACGATTATTATAATACAGACAAAAAAGAATTACGTGAACAGTCTCGTCAATATTTAGAATCAAAAGGCTATACACTAGTAGTAAATGATATTGCACCAGATGAATGGCGTAATTATGAAGATTGGTATGTGCATCCGGATTATATTGATAAAGATATAATGTTGGTAATGAAAGATCGCCGTGATATAGTGAAAAAAGGCGAAGACTATATTTTATCAGGAAATTAATTTATGATTCCAGTAATAGGTACCTGTGTAGTTTTTACTACACATTGGGTTGAACGTTTATTAGCCAGCGTAGATTTCCCTGTAGAAAATTTCCTTATTATTAATAACAATGGTAAGGGAGAAATTACAGAAGACTTAGATGCATTGGCTAATATCAAACGTCATTATATTAAAAAAGTTCATGTTATTCATATGCCTTGTAATTTAGGGGTTCCAGCAAGTTGGAATCTAATAATTAAAAGTTATATGATGGCTCCATATTGGGTAATTGTAAATGATGATGTAGCATTTGGTTTAGGATTATTAAAAGAAATATATGACACTGTTAACGAAGACCCAGAGGTAGGTATTATACATGCTAATCAAGGTGATTTTAATGTGGGTAGTTGGGATCTCTTTATTTTAAGAGATCACCTTGTGGCTAAATTTGGGCTGTTTGATGAAAATATGTATCCTGCCTATTGCGAAGATGACGATTATATTATGCGTATGATGCATGCCGGAGTGAAGAAAAAGCTAGGCTTAACTAAAAATTATCTACACGGACACGGCGATAAGACCGAATACCATTTCCATGGTGGTAATACACGAAGGCACGATCCTGAAGTTATGAAAAAGTTGGATGAGGCTAGAGATATGAACATAGAATATCTCACATCAAAGTGGGATAAACACTGGCGTACCTGTTGGCCCACACAAGAACCATGGTTAGGTCAGCCGCATAGTTTGACTGAACAAAGATATGATTTGGAATTTTTACGTAAAAAGTATGTAGGATTTTAAAAAAAGTTCATTATTTCAAAAACAATATGTAGTTTTTGTCTAATCATTTTATTGCTTAGGCTGCTTTTTAATCCTTGATGCAAAGGCTTAGGAGTAAAATCTATATTAGTCCAACTATATCCGCAATGCTCTTTGCTTAATGTTGGAACAAATTCATTTTTTACTACACATAGGTAAGTATGAAAATTAAACACACTATCATTACTGACAAAAGTTTCTAATGGTATGCTTTTAATTATTTCTGGCTGTAGTCCAAGTTCTTCTTTAATTTCTCTAGTAAGACTTTGCCAAGCATTTTCACTTTCTTGAGCAGTGCCACCTACCAAGCTCCAAGTTCCTTGATGTTTACCTAATGCTTTTTGTAATAATAAAATACGTTTAGTTGAATTAGCATAAAATAATGCTCCACTACAAACAATTTGATTCTTCATAAAATTAAACGCCATTGTCCTCTGCGATATTCACCTTCAAAACTTTTAACCCAAGTTAGGCCATTCCATTTGTATTGTACGTTGCTGTGAATATTTGTAAGGTATTTAATATTATCCCTATTAGCAGTACTATCAAATATAATTTGCCACTTTGACCCAGTCCATTCTATAATATCATTAGCATTGGCTACAGTATCAGATCCATCAAGATTTTTCCAAGCATCTGGTCCGTCCTCATTAACATGCAATACATATGTGATGACGTCATTAACTTCTGCATCTCTGTTTAGTCTTATTACTAACTTATCATCGATATTAAGCGAAGTGAATAATACTGCGTTATCATTGACATATACTTCAACATCTCTAACTAAAACAAAATCTATTGTAGTATCTATTCTATTACTGGCTACTTCGGCGATTAAAGTTTCTCTGTGACCACCACCTATACTATCTACTAGTAAGTACCTAGTTCCTACTGATGGAACAGGTAGTCCACTATTTGGGCCTTTGGCTGTGGGATCTATAATTGCATCAAAAGTTCCAGGACTTGAATTTCTGTAACCAGTATCTATATCTGTATTACTAGGATATGTATCTGTATTCCAATTAATATTTAAAATACTAGCATCCATAGGATTTATAGCTATAGTTCCTACTACTTCAAAACCTGATTGTTGGCGTAAAAATATCTTACTTTCGCCGGCTGTATATTTGTTAGGATATTTGTCAATGATTTCATACCAACTTACAGCATTTGAAGAATCTAAACCTGTTTCTCTTATTTGAAGATTAAGGTGTCCTTTTTCAGTAGGACCAAAAATTTTAGCTTGCCCTCCGTAGACAACCAGATCGTAATCTATAATTTCTATTATTACTGGAGTGGCAACTTCTTCGTCAAAGCTCACTGATCCTTCACTAGGATCCTGACCAAATCCCTCCAAATATCCATCAGCAGCATCACCAATGTTAGTATACATTCCCGTAACTATACTGGATACTATGCCTAGTTTTTTAACTTTACTAGGAGGGCTAATCCAAATAGGCATACTAAAAGTTAATGTGGCTATATCTATTTGACTTTCAGGACCTACAGGTATCTGTCTACCACTAAATTGAACATCTTCTAAATATACTACGCTAAGGCTAGTCCAATCAACATAATTATCTGTAGTTTGTATTTCAAGACTGGGATTAAACAACATCAAAATTTGTTCTAAAATCTGTAATTTTTGTTCGGTGTTCCCAGCCCATATATCAGCTTTAACAGTGAGTTTATATGGGCTTGGCATTAATCGTTCTATAGTATAATTTGCACCTTGTGTGCTAGTGTATTTGCCATCTTCCACAGCACGTTCTCTTATATGTACTTTGCCTACAAATGTTGGATCAGCTAAACGATCCTTTTCCATCTCTAATCCACTTACATAAACTGCTATACGTGGAGCACCGTTAATTTTATTTTCACTATTTTGTTTTATTAAATTAGCTACCTGACGATCCATATCTCCGTACATTACAGGAACCTGTACTAATCTACCATCCCCATACTTTACAACAAACTTACTTAAAAGTCTTATTGTTTGTATTAGATATCTTCTTATTTGACCATCATAGAAAAACTGAATAATAATTCAACGGCGTTAAACCGAGGCCTCCATCCAAACACGTTTACCATCTACGAGCTTCCATGTTTTACCTCGACAATGAGTAAACTTATAGATATGCATTATAAATCTGCCTTGGGTCTTAAAACTTTACTGAGCGCCTGTCTTTCTGGAACAGCTTCACCATTAATAATATTAACATTAGTATTATTAATAAAGCCTGTTTTTTGTGTAGTTCTAACTACACGCCAAAAAGTTGGATGATCTATTGGATTTTTATTAAGGCTAGGTGCCACAGCAATATATTGTACAGTTCCATAGTTAATTAAATCGTTAATTACATATGAAATTGTGGGATCAAATGCACCTCTAGGAGTAGCGAAGTTAGCGTCCGTATTTGTAAACGTGTGCCTTATAGCATCTTCTACCTTAATCCATCTTTTTCCATCATATCTAAATAATCTATTAGGAGCAAAATCTGTTCTTAAGAAATAATCATTAACGTATGGATCAGCAGGAAAGGTTATACCATGACCAAATTCATAACCGTTAGGAGGAAATCCATCTCCTAACAGGTATCCTGTATATCCTGATCTTACTGCACGACCGTGTATTCTACTAGTGTCTAGCCCAGTGCTACTTGCGTCTATATCAGTTTGATCAGCAGTTTCTATTACAGGTTTACCAGTTGTACGATCTATGGCCAAAGTATAAAATTGTCTAGTTTCAAATCCATTTTGAGCAGCATCGGCCTCTGCTTGATTTATTATAGCATCATTTATTTGTAATTCTTGACCTTTAGTGCTTAATATTTCACGTAAAGTTTGATCACTAGGATTACCATTTGCGTCTCTAGCAGGTTGATCTAATATATCTGCAAATGTTTGACCGTCTACTATTTTCTTAAGTTTTAATCTGTATAAATGTGGCCACCAAGTTTGACTGAATCCTTCACTAGCACGACTAACATCCTCTATAACAAAGTATCGTGGTAAGGCAATATTATAATCATTAAGAGCATATTCGTCTATAAGATGAGGTAATTCAAAAACATCACCACTCAATGGTTTGCGCCCCACAGTTTTAATCCAATCGTTAATATGAACTGTGGCAAAAATGGTGTCGTTATCTATAAAAAGCCCAAATTGGCTGAGATTGAAGTCTAAATTTTGTACTTGGTAATGTCCTCTTATTTTATAAATGCTAGGGTCATATTTTCTGTCACGATTCTCCAGCAGCAATAAATCTTGTATATTACTTTCCTTAGTTTCAGCATAGTGAGGCTGGTCTGCGGTGGCATTTTCTGGAGCCGTATTCGAACCAATATATTTGTGTAAGTAGAAATCAGTACCCCCAATTTGGAACATTTCACTGATCTGTCGATCTATGAATTTAAAATCTTTTCCACGTTCTGGACGATATAGACTTAGGCGGGGCATAATGTATTTATCGGCAGCTAAATATACTAGGAGACCTAAATATGGCTAAGAATCCAGTTGTAGAAGAACGTGAAAAAGTTTACAAGTACGTTAGAACCATGCTGGGTGATGGTATGGTTGATGTAGAATTAGACCCTGATCATTATGAAATAGCCCTAGATCGAGCTATTGCCAAATATCGTCAAAAAAGTCCAAATGCTGTAGAAGAAGCCTACTATTTTTTAGAACTTAAAGAAGATACCAACGACTATAGATTGCCTAAAGAAATCATGGAAGTTCGTAGTATATTTCGTCGTACTATAGGTAGTCGTACAGCAGGCGGTAGTGGTAGTACACAGTTTGAACCATTCAATCTAGCCTATACAAACACATATCTATTGAATAGTACTATGCTAGGTGGTATAGCAACTTATGATATGTTTGCCCAATATCAGGAACTAGTAGGACGTATGTTTGGTGCTTTCATCGAGTTTCAATGGATTCCAACTACACATACCTTGCGTATTCTACAACGTGCCTATGGCGATGGTGAGCAGGTATTGATCAGAGGGTATAACTACAGACCTGATTATATTTTGCTACAAGATCCTTATGCGGCACCATGGTTTAAGGATTATACTCTAGCCAATTGTAAATTAATACTAGGAGAAGCCAGAGGCAAATTTAGTCAAATAGCAGGCCCCGGTGGAGCGGGCGGATTAAATGGCTCTGACCTAAAAGCAGCAGCCAAAGAAGAAATAGAAAAGTTAGAAAAAGAGATAGATACCTATGTGGCTGGTGGTACAGGGTATACTTTTATTATCGGATAAACTTGACTTTGTCTACTGAATCACATACTATACGGAAAAAGGAGTATACTATGATTGTGGGTATTTGTGGTCTTATTGGTAGCGGTAAAGATACTATTGCCGACTACCTAGTTAATTTCCATGAGTTTCGTAGAGAAAGTTTTGCTCGTAGTTTGAAAGATGCCGTAGCCGCTGTGTTTGGTTGGGATAGGGTTATGTTAGAAGGTCGCACCAAACAGAGTAGGGAATGGCGTGAACAAGTAGATTTTTGGTGGAGTAGTCGTTTAGGAATGAAAATTACTCCACGTTGGGTATTACAGAATTGGGGTACAGAAGTTTGTCGTCAAGGATTTCACGATGATATTTGGATTGCTAGTCTTGAAAATAAACTGAGGAATAGCAATGATAGTGTGGTTATAAGTGATTGCAGATTTCCTAATGAAATCAGTGCTATTAAGAAAAATGATGGTATCATAGTATGGGTTCAGAGAGGAGATTTACCTGAATGGTACGACACTGCCATCAATGCTAATTTAGGTGATAAGCGTGCCTTAAAAACTATGACAGACATTGGAATTCATCCTAGTGAGTGGAAATGGATTGGTACAGATTTTGATCTAGTATTAGATAATAATCATAGTTTAGATGACCTATACAATAAAATTGAAACCCTAGTTATTAACAAACCTACAGTGATTGCTGATACTAAAATTACGTATTTGTATAGTACAAGCGCGGAATAAATAGCGTTTCTTCTAATCTTACTCGGTATTTTTTGTAGTTTTCCGCTAAATACATGAGCAAGATTTAGGAGAAATCTAACAATGGCCCAACTTAATTCACCTGGTGTAGCAGTCACAGTTATTGATGAAAGCTTTTACACACCAGCCGCACCAAGCACAGTACCTTTAATAATTGTAGCATCAGCTGAAAATAAGCCAAACGGAGCAAACACAGGTATTGCTCGAGGAACAATTAAGGCTAATGCAGGACTAGCATACTTAATTACCAGTCAAAGAGATCTATCAGAGACTTTTGGAATCCCTATTTTCAAAACTGATTCAAACAACAATCCAGTCCATGCAGGCGAACAAAATGAATATGGTTTACAGGCTGCGTATAGTTATTTAGGTGTTAGCAATAGGGCATATATTGTCAGAGCCGATATTGATTTAGGATCCTTAGACCCATCAGCAGATGCTCCTCAGGCTGATCCAGAAAGTGGAACTTATTGGTTAGATATTGCTAAGAGCTCATGGGGTGTATTCGAGTGGAATGGAGATCCAAAAGGTTTGGGTAAGGGTCAAAGTTTTGCAAAGAAGGGGCCAATTCCTGTAACAGATCCAGCATTGATAAATGGTCTTACAGGTGGTCCTAAAGATAGCGTAGGTACTGTGGGCGATTATGCTATAGTGACCTTAATGAATTTAAGTACAAGCTATAACGCTGCTGATGTACTATGGTTTAGAAATAGTTCAACCTGGGTTAAAGTGGGCAGTGAAGATTGGCGTACAAGTTGGCCAGCAGTAATTAGTACAAAGTCAACAATTACAATACCAGCAGGTAGTGAAGATTTGTTTATAGATTTAAATGATGATCAGGATACACTTGATCTTGGTGAGCAATTGAGTGGTGCTTTTTCACTTACAGCAGGTGCAAATACAGCAGCATCTATAGCACAAAAAATTAATGCATTTGCTCCTAGTCTTATCAATGCAGAAGTTAGAAATGATCGTCTAGTACTATCAAGTATTACAGGAAGATTTAAAATTTCTGGACCAGCCTGTGAGCACATAGGTATCCCAGAAGGAACATACTATAGTCCAAAAGTTGAAATTGCTCCACATACAAGAGTTCCATTATTTAAGACAAGTGATCCAACACCAAGACCAACAGGCAGTGTTTGGATCAAGACTACAGCAGCTAATGGTGGTGCTGAATTTGTTCTAAAAAAATACAATGCAGATGCAGATACATTTGAAAGAAATGACTGTCCTATACTGCCAAATGGAGCAGCAGCCATTTATGCACTAGATAAAACAGGTGGCGAAAAAATATCAGTTGGTGCAGTGTATGCAAAATTTAATACAACTGAATTTTTATATCAATATCCTACAGGGGATGTTGGACCAGAACAAGTTGACTTTTATTTTTATAGAAAGAGTAGTTTAGGACCAACAACAATTACAAGTAAAGTTATAGCTGCTTCAACATTTACTACAGGTTCAAGAACATTCAAATTACAAGAAACAAGAGCAGCAGATCCAAATTATAGTGCTGCTGCAACTTTCACAGTGAACCTAGCTGGAACAGCAGCAGATGCAGAAAAAATAGCTAAAGCTATTAATGACAGTACAGATTTAGTAAATGTTAAAGCTAGGGTAACTCCACAAAATAAATTAATTATTCAACATTTATTAGGTGGTGATATTAGGATAGAAGAACCAAATGCCGCAGCAGATAGAATCTTTACAATTTTATTTGGTGGTGAAAAGAATCCTAATTTACATGCAAGTCTATTTAATGATAGTTCAGCCACTTTCCAACCACAGTGGGAAGTAAGTCATTGGGAACCATTGCGTTTTACATCTAGTTCATTTGCACCAACAAGTTTAACCAAAGATCAAACTTTATGGTATAACAGTATTGTAGATGAAGTCGATATCATGATTCATAATGGTCAAAAATGGGTAGGTTATAAAAACTTTAGTGGTCTAACAGGAACAGATCCAAATGGTCCAATAGTTAGTGCTACAAAACCATTATTACAAAGTGATGGAGTCAGTACACTTGTTACAGGTGATTTATGGATTGATACTAGCGACATAGATAATTATCCTGTAATTTATAGATTTGATGCTACTAAACCAGGTACAGCAGCTACAAAATGGGTGTTGGTAGATAAAACAGATCAAAGTAGTGAAGAAGGTGTTTTATTTGCTGACGCACGTTGGACAACTGCGGGACCTAACGCTACATACACTGAAAGTACTATTCAAGATTTATTGGTTAGTGACTTTGTTGACCCAGATGCTCCAGATCCTGCACTATATCCAAAAGGTATGTTGCTATGGAATATGCGTCGCAGTGGATTTAATGTGAAGAAATTTGTTCACAATTATATAGATGTTAACGAATCAAACAATAGATTCCAAGTATTTAATATTAATAGTAGTTTATTGATTGATGAATCTATGGCTGACTATTACCCACATCGTTGGGTAACAATTAGTGGTAATCAAGAAAATGGTGCAGGTTGGTTTGGGCGTCAGGCACAACGTAGAGTTGTAGTACAGGCACTACAGGCTGTAGCAAATAGTTCAAGAGATATTCGTGAAGAAGCCCGTGTATTCAACTTAATCGCTACACCTGGTTATCCAGAATTAATTGGTGAAATGATTAGCTTGAATTTCGATAGAGGATTAAGCGCATTTATTGTTGGTGATACTCCAGCAAGATTAACACCAGATGCTACTAGTTTACAAGCTTGGGGTGATAACCTACGTCTAGCAGTAGAGGACAATGATCAAGGTGCTGCCAGTTATGACGAATATATGGCCATGTTCTATCCTTGGGGATTCACAAGTGACTTATTAGGTCGTAACATTGTGGTACCTCCAAGCCATATGATGCTAAGAACTATAGCACTAAGTGATAGTGTAAGCTATCCTTGGTTCGCTCCAGCAGGTACACGTAGAGGTGGAATCAGTAATGCTAGTAATGTAGGTTATATTGATGATGAAGGCGAATTTGTAGTAGTTGCTCTTAATACTGGTCAAAGAGATACATTATATGATGTAAAAATTAACCCAATCACATTCTTTACAGGTGTTGGACTTGTTAATTATGGACAGAAAACAAGAGCTAAGAATGCAAGTGCCCTAGATCGTATCAATGTAGCTAGATTAATCGTATATCTACGTAGACAGTTAGATATTTTAGCTAAACCATACATTTTTGAACCTAATGATAAAATTACTAGGGATGAAATTAAAGGTGCAGTTGAAAGTTTATTACTTGAATTAGTTGGACAAAGAGCGTTATATGACTACATTGTAGTTTGTGATGAATCAAATAATACTCCATCAAGAATAGATAGAAATGAACTTTATGTTGATGTTGCTATTGAACCTGTCAAAGCAGTTGAATTTATCTACATTCCATTAAGATTGAAGAACACAGGTGAAATTGCTGGTCTATAAGGCATAAATAATAATAACGGAGCACGAATTATGGCAATTGCAACATTAAATAGATTTACAGTACCATTAGCAACAGATTCTAGCGCATCAGCACAAGGCATGTTGATGCCTAAATTAAAGTACAGATTTAGAATTATGTTTGAAAATTTTGGAGTAAGCACACCATCAACAGAGTTAACTAAACAGGTTCAAACAGCAGTTAAACCTACAGTTGTATTCCAAAATCAAGTTATTGATACTTACAACAGTAAAATCAATTATGCTGGTAAATGGACTTGGAATGCTATGCAGGTTGTACTACGAGATGATGCTACAGGTATTGTTAGCAAACTAGTTGGTGAACAAATGCAGAAACAATTCGACTTCTTCGAACAGGCCAGTGCTGCTTCGGGTATTGATTATAAATTCTTAATGCGTATTGAAATCACAGAAGGTGGTAACGGTATTCATGTTCCAACAGTATTAGAAACTTGGGAATGTTATGGTTGTTATATACAACAGGCTAATTGGCAAAGTTTAAGTTATGCAGATGCTGCGCCACAAACAATAGACCTTACTATTCAGCCAGATAACTGTATACAAATCCCACAAGGCAGCGGTGTTGGTGCTGCTATTGGCAGAACTGTACGTACAATGTCTACAGGTGTAGCTTAATATTATTCAAAAACAAATTAGGGCGTAAGCCCTTTTTTGTCGACTATGCAATATAGTAGCATATTATTTTTATAATAAATATAGTATGGCAAGTAAGTTTAATGGATTACTAGATCAACTAGGCAACGGGCTGCTACGACCCAAGGGCCAAATGGGCGATTGGCAACATGCTGCTAGAACTTTTGTTGACGATGAATATAGACTAGCTCCTAAATCTAAGTTTCTATATCACGTATATTTTAAGATAAACAAGAGTACTGTATTTTTTCAAAATTTAACTGAACGTCATGGTACTGAGTTAGGATTATTAGTTAAGTCTGTAGAATTGCCAAAGTATAGTATTAAAACGCAAACACTAAATCAGTACAATAGGAAAAAAGTAGTTCAAACAGGACATAATTTTCAACCCATAGCTATAAAATTTCATGATGATAGATCACACATTGTTAATATGATGTGGCAAGCATATTACAAATATTACTATGCTGATAGCACTACAGGAAATATACCAGGTGCTTTTAAGAGAAATAGTATGGAAGGGTTTAGATATATTAAAGGTAATTATGGTTTTGACAATAATAGTTCCATACCATTTTTTGATAGCATATTAATATATCAATTGAATAAAAGAGAATATGTTAGTTACACATTGATTAATCCTCTGATACAACAATTTAGTCACGATAATATGAATAGCGGAGATCAAGGTTCAGCAGGTGCAGAATGTTCTATGACAGTATCCTATGAAGCAGTTACATATGATTCAGGAACTATAACAGGATCAAATATCAAAGGATTTGCACAGGAACATTATGATAAAGTACCAAGCCCTTTAAGTGCAGCTGGTGGAGGTACTCGTAGTTTATTTGGCACAGGTGGTGTGCTTGAGGGAGCTGCTGATGTTATTGGTGGTATAGCCAGCGGCAGAGCATTTAGTAGTTTAGATAATATAATTAATACAGCCGCTACGGCAGTTAATACATATCAAAATGCTAAAGGATTAACCAAAGCTGGCCTTAAACAAGAAGGTAAGGGTTTATTAACTGCTGCGGCTGTTAGTGCTGTAGGAGTTGCAGCCAGTAATATAGGAACATTTTTTCCTATAGTTAGTTCTAAAGAAGGTCCAAAAGCAGCACAGAGAACGGATTTATTACCTCCAGGAATATAATGAAAACTAATTTACCTATTAATCAAAATACATCTGATAAAGAAGTTAAATCTTTTTTTAACAATTATTTCACTGAGGAAATAACTTTTCCTAGTAATCAGGTAGATGCTGTATTAGGATTTTTTGAAAAAAGAGGTTTTGATACACAGGCAAGTAGAAGTGTTAGTATAATTTTACTCAATCAGGCTAGAATTGATAATGTAAACGTCTTTGTTTTATTGGACAAACTGAAAACTGTAGAGACTGTGCAACTGAATAGAGTAATAACACAGGTATTAAATTTTTATAGAACACAGACTAGTGTATTAGGATATAAAGTATCTAACAATACTGAGTCATTTGAAAATCGTAATATTTTAGTATGAGTAAATTTGCAAAAGGTAAATTTACACCAAAAAATCCACACAAATATATAGGACTAAAGAATCCAACTTATCGTAGTAGTTGGGAATGGGCCTTTATGAATTTTTGTGATACTCACCCCAGTATACAGCGTTGGGCTAGTGAAGCAGTTAAAATACCCTATAGAAATCCTCTTACTGGACGACAAACAATCTATGTGCCAGACTTTCTTATACAATATTTAGATAAGAATAATAAGCTATTAACAGAGATAATTGAGATTAAACCAAGTAATCAACAACTTGTCGAGAAGGTAGGACGTAATCCAGCTAGGGCCACAGCATATGCAATAAATCAAGTAAAATGGGCAGCAGCTACTAACTGGTGTAAAAATGAAGGATTAAAATTTAGAGTTCTCAATGAGACAGATATTTTCCATCAAGGTAGAGTAAGATAAATAAGCTATGACTAAAAAACTAGAAGAAGTGCTTAATTTACCTGAAAGTAAAAAGATAGCCAAGGAAGAAAAGGCAGAAAAGTCTAAGCCTGAAAACTTTTTAAGGGATATGGCAGAGTTTGATAAAATATCAGCTGCACTACCTCAGGTCAAGGGTTTAGGCGATCTTAGTGATACTGAATTTGATGACCTAGCTGAGCGTGCTACTAATGCTTATGATGATCTAATGGATTTAGGAATGAATGTAGAAGCACGTTATAGTGGACGTATTTTTGAAGTAGCAGGCACTATGCTTAAAAATGCTATTGAAGCTAAAGCAGCTAAAATAGATAAGAAGCTTAGAATGGTAGAATTACAGTTGAAAAAACAAAAGTTAGACAACGATGCTGAAGCAGATGCTAATAAAGGTATTAATATTCCTGGAGATGGATACATAGTTGCCGATCGAAATAGTCTTCTAGAAAAACTGAAAAATATGAATAAATAAAGTATACGGGAATTCTTATGAGTACTTTTAAACAATATCTAGCTGAGAGTAAAAAAGTTTATAGCTTTAAGGTAAAAATTGCCGGTGAGGTGGATAAAAAAATTGTAGAGCATATGAAAGTTGCTCTAAGTAAATTTGACTGTGCCAGTGTAAGTAAGCCCAAGCGTACTCCTATTACAGAAACTCCATTAGACTTTCCAGAGCAAAAATATAATTTTGTAAACATTTTTGATGTTAGTTGTAATTATCCTACAAGCCCAGTAGAGATGGCCAGTTATTTGGCAGAAAAATTACGTATTCAAGCCTGTTGTATTAAGGTACAAACAGAAGGTGAAGATTTAGAACAAAATCAAAACTTGCAGTCTTATAAGAGAATAGGTACAAGCACAGAATCTATACTTAATAAACCATATGAAGAAACTCCAGCAACAGTGCAAAAATTAGTAGGTGCAAATCGTTTGGGTTTTTTACAAGAGTTAGGCAAAGTAAAACATGCAGGTGAACAAGTTAAAGGTGTAAATGATCAGTTATTAGCCAAGAGCGTGCCTACAGGATCATCACCAAAAGAAAAAGGACGCTAAAATGGATTTTAATAAACTTTATAAAAAAATAGCAGCACTAGATCAAGGACGTCAAATACTTAATGAGAGTGAGCAGCCAGTAGAAGAATGTGGTATGATGGGTATGAGCCCGTTAGGTGGTATGGATGAACGGCCAACTACTATGAGTGTTAATATGAACGCTAGTGGTGCTGAAGGTATCCGTGAACTATTAAACATCCTACAAGGCAAGGGTGATGATGGTGGTATGGGAATGGACAGTCCAGATAATGCCCCAGCAGGTGCAATAGTAAGTATAGGTTCAGATGGTCCTGATGATGGACCTGATATGGGACCAGATGGTAGTCTAGATATGCACGATCATGGTGACGAACCTTCAGATGACGATATGGGCGATGACGAAGAACCAGATGGTAAAAAACCCATGTTTGGTCGTGAACCAGACATGGATGAGGAATTTGCTAATGAGCCTCAAGAACGTATGGCAGCAGGTTTTGATCGTATGGCTGGAACAGATGGTAGTGGTCAAGGCTTAGATAGACCTAAAAAGACATTCCCTAAAGTAGCAGGCGGTGACAATCCTATGCAGCAGATGAGTGAAAACTTACGCTATCGCTTAATGAATTTATACAAAGAAATCAAAGTTAGATAATGGTTAAGTCGTTAGATGGTGTACTAACTAAAAAAGCTCACAAGAAAGAAAAATTTACAGAACAACAGATACAGGATTTGTTACTATGTAGTGATCCTGATACTGGTTACCTACACTTTAGTAAAAACTTCTACTATATTCAACATCCTGTACAAGGTAAGTTACTATTTGATCCTTTTGATTTTCAAGTAAGGCTTATGCATGCCTATCATAATCATAGATTTACCGTAAATATGCTACCACGTCAGATGGGTAAAACTACCTGTGCTGTATGTTATTTGTTATGGTATGCTATGTTTAACCCAGATCAAACAATTCTTATAGCAGCACACAAATATACTGGTGCATATGAAATTATGCAGCGTCTACGCTATGCTTATGAATTGTGTCCTGATTACATACGTTGTGGTGTTATTAACTATAACAAAGGCAGCATAGAATTTGACAACGGTAGTCGTATTGTCAGTGCTACAACTACTGGTAATACTGGTCGTGGTATGAGTATTTCTTTACTATATTGTGATGAGTTCGCTTTCGTCCCACCAAACATTGCTGATGAGTTTTGGACTTCCATTTCTCCAACATTGGCAACTGGTGGTCGTGCTATTATTACTAGCACACCAAATAGTGACGAAGACACATTTGCTAACATTTGGAAAGAAGCTAATAATAAATTTGATGAGTTTGGTAATGAAGCAGAACTAGGCCTAAACGGTTTCTTCCCATTTACTTGTAGTTGGAATGAACATCCAGATCGTGATGAGCAGTGGGCTAGAGAAGAACAGGGTCGTATCGGTGAAGAACGTTTTCGTCGTGAATATGGCTGTGAGTTTTTGATCTATGATGAAACACTGATCAATAGTATTAGACTTAGTGAACTTATTGGACGTGATCCTATATGGAAAATGGGACAAACACGTTGGTACCGTAAAGTTGATCCAGAAATGCTATATCTTGTAGCACTTGATCCTAGCTTAGGAACTGGTGGAAACTACAGTGCTATTGTAGTGTTTGAGTTACCATCATTCAAGCAAGTAGCAGAGTGGTATCATAATATTACTCCAATCCAAGGTCAAATTAAGGTATTAAAAGATATATTGGATTATATTGCTAGTCAAATGAATGGCAATCTTAATAACATTTATTGGAGTATAGAAAATAATACAGTTGGTGAAGCAGGTCTAGTAGTTATACGTGATCAAGGAGAAGAAAAGTTTCCTGGGCTTATGGTAAGTGAGCCTATACGCAAAGGTCATGTACGTAAGTTTCGTAAAGGATTTAACACTACTCACAGTGCTAAAATTGCTGCCTGTGCTAGATTAAAAGCACTTATAGAAACAGGACAAATGGAAATATATAGTCGTCCTATGATCAGCGAACTTAAAGCATTTATAGCACACGGATTTACTTTTAAGGCCAAAGAAGGTGATCACGACGATCTTGTTAGTGCCTTGTTATTACTGTGTAGAATGAGTAATCTAGTAGCAGATTGGGATCCTAGAGTGTTTGAAAGCCTTAGTGGCGTGCATACAGAAGAGGATTTTGTGGCACCATTACCAATCTTTGTTTCTCAAGGTTTCTAATAAATATTACTATGAGTGCAAATTTTCAACGCATCGCTGTGGATTTGGGTCGTCAATTACAGACTAGATTCCCCAGCCTAAAGAAGAGTACAGCAGATGACAAGCCTATTGATGGGGTTAATTTAAAAGATGAGGATGCAAGAATATTTAACTTTGATTTTGTAGATGAAAGTGGCGCAAAGCTAGTTAATGTAACAGTAAGTCTTAATGAAAAAGATGATGGAGGCGGTGGTCCAGGATTGGATGTAACTTGGAATGAACAGGTTCAAAGTAGGTCTTGGGATAGGTTTATTCGTAGTATTTTACCTAAATTTGCACAAACTCACGGACTTAACTTTAACGCACAAAATCCAAGTCAAAGTAATCTAGTTAAAAGATATTCCTTTGGGGAAGGTAATATGAATGAATCAAAATTATTTGGGACCAGTAAAACCAGTTACCAAGAAGTAGGAGAAGCTAAAATTATAGTAAGGCACACACAGCCTATTAATTTTAATGCTCCTAATGGTCGAACACAACATATTGAAAATATCTATGTGGAAAACAGCATAGGTGAACGTTTTCGTTACCCAATAAAGCACCTAAATGGAGCTAGAGCAATGGCTCGTCACATAGCGGAGGGTGGAAGTTTTTTCGATGATATTGGCAACTATATTATTGGGCTTAGTGAAGAACTAGGTAAGTTAAGAATATTTAAAAACTACGTAGACCGTAGCCCTGTTGTTAGTGAAAATATGGGCAATATACAAACTAAAGTGATTGATCGTATTGGCAACATTAAAGAAGAGATACATGCTCTACAAGTACAAAAACATTATGTTCAGTTTAAAGAGAATTTTAGTGTAGCAACTAAAAATGATATACCAGAAGATATTCTAAATGATTGGATTGATCGACTAACTGTACGTAGTTTTAATGAAGAACTTAAGGATGCTTTTCCCTATATCTATAAACTAGTTGATGAAACAGAAATACCAGTTAAAGAGTTAAGTGCAGATGATATTCTAGAAGGTGATAAAGAGTACGATGAAAATGATCCACCATTTGATCCAGATCCTCCTAAGAAAAAGAAACCTGCTGGTGATGGTGCAGAACACGGTGGACATAGTCGTGCTAAACATCTTGCCAAGCAGGCTATGAAAGATAAGGAAAAAGAAGTTAAAGAATTCAGTATGTTTGAAAAGTACTTGAATCAGATTGTCAGTGAAACAGATGATGTTTTTAGTGGCGATGAAGAAGTACAAAATCAAGCAATGGAACAACTTAAACAGTTATTCTCCAGTGAACTTCCATTAGGCACTAATGGATCAAATGCTATAGATAGTGTTGCTGGAATGATTGATGAGAAAAAACTTAATAAAGCATTTGCTCTACTAGCAGATCTTGGTTTAGATGAAATGGATGCTAGACCAATCATCAACGAGTTTTTAAGAAGTTATGATGCAGAGAATGGAACAGACTTGAGTGATCGTTTAGGATTTGATGGAGCAAGTTCAGCACCAGCAGCACCTCCTCCCCCACCTGCTCCAGCACCAGCAGCACCTCCCCCTGAAGCCGCTGCACCACCTGCCCCTGGTATGGCAGCACCAGCAGCACCTCCAATGGATCCTATGGCAGCAGCCGGTGGAGCAGCACCTGGCCCAATGATACCAAATCCTGCCGCTCCTATGATGGAAGGAAAGATGATGCACCGCATAGTGGATGAAATCTTTAGTCGTGTTAGTGGGTTCTTCAATGAGAACAATGGTACATTTACTATTGGTGAAGAAGGCTTTGTTACCAAGATGTGTAAGGAGTTAAAGGAAAAATATCGTATTGATCCAAAAAATCCTAAAGCAGAAATGTTTGATCGTATGGTAGAAGGTGCCTGTGGTCGAATAATGGAAAAACTTAAAGAGCGTCATCACGCACGTTATGAACAGGCTCGTATGTTGGAACTATCAGGTATTAAAGCACCAAGTTTTGATCAAGATGCAGAAGAAGGAATTGTAAGTGGGCACATGAGTCCAAATTATGGAAGTGCAAGAGCAGGTGGAGGAGCACAGGCTTATAATAAACCATCAGCAGCACCAAAGCCAACTAATCCTAATTACAAAGGAGTGATCAATAATATACCAAGTCCTCCAGATGGTGCCACAGCGCCCCCACCAAAAGGCAAGCCAGTCACTAGAGAAAGTGGTGAATTGGCTGCTATTTTAAAACTATCGGGAATTAAAGAATTTTTAAATCCAGATCAAATGATGAAGGACATTACCAGTAAAATTCCTGCTCAAAATATGACTAAATCAAATACCAGTAGTGGTCAGATTGATGGTAAGGAAGTAGGATATGATCAGGCAATGGATAAGTTTAGGGGCATGTCAGGTAATATGAAATTACCATTTGGTATGAAATTCAACCCAGATGATATTGGTGGCAGTGTAACCAATATGATGAAGGGTGTACAAGGACAAGCTGGCAATATGATGAAGGGTGTACAAGGAAATATGCCAAATATGGGTGGTATGGATTTGAATAAAATGATGGGCGATTTAATGAATGGCACATTGAATCCAGAGCAATTAAGTCCAGAACAAGCTAAAGGTATGTTGAAACAAATTCAACAAATGACAAAACAACAATAATTAATACACCTTTTTACTTGATTTTATAAATACAAACGCATACAATAACATGTATGCGTTTTGTTTGACAGGTGTCAGACATATAGGCAAATATTTTAAACATAGGCAAATACAGGAGAAAAACTATGGCAACTTTGGCAGAAATTAGGGCAAAACTTAAAGAGCAAGAACTTAAAGGTGGTTCAACAGGAGGCGGAGACCTCACCATTTACCCCTTCTGGAATTTAAAAGAAGGCGGCGAAAGCACAGTAAGATTCCTTCCAGACGGTGATTCAAGCAATACCTTCTTTTGGGTAGAGCGCAGTGTTATTAAACTTGAGTTCGCTGGTATCAAAGGTGAAACTGACAATAAAAAAGTAGCAGTACAAGTTCCTTGTATGGAAATGTACGGCGAAGCTTGCCCAGTACTCAATGAAGTACGTGGTTGGTTTAAGGACCCAAATCTTGAAGCAATGGGTCGTAAGTATTGGAAAAAGCGTAGTTATCTTTTCCAAGGCTTTGTAGTAGAAGATGGTCTTAAAGAAGATCAAAAACCAGAAAATCCTATTCGTAGATTGATTATCGGTCCTCAAATCTTTACCCTTATCAAAGGGGCTTTGATGGACCCAGAGATGGAAGATCTACCCACTGACGTAGTAAATGGTGTAGACTTTAAAATGATCAAATCAAGCAAAGGTGGTTATGCTGATTATGGTACCAGCAAGTGGAGTCGTCGTAGTCGTCCACTCAACGAGAAAGAACAAACAGCATTGAAAGAATATGGCTTGTTTAATCTTAAAGATTTTCTACCTAAGAAACCTACTGAAGTAGAAATTAAAGTAATCAAGGAAATGTTTGAAGCCAGCGTAGATGGCGAAGCATATGATATGGATCGTTGGGGTCAATATTTCAAACCCAGCGGTGCAAGTGCTAGTACAGGTGATCCTGTTGCTACAACTCGTACATCGGCTCTAGCAGCACTTCCAGTAGATGATATGGATGATGAGCCAGTGAAGGTCGAGTCAAAGCCAGCGGCTAAGGCAGCACCAAAAGCCACAGATGAGACTAAGAGTGCAGATAGTCGTGCCTCAGACATCTTATCTATGATCCGTAATCGTAATAAACAACAATAATCAATAACACGGCTCGAACTGGGAACAAGGTTCTTGGTTCGAGTTCTTTTCATTCTATAGGATAATAATATGGTTACAAAGGCATTTGATTTAAGTAAGTTTCGAAAAACTTTGACAAAAAGTATTGATGGACTTGGCGTAGGTTTTAATGATCCCACAGATTGGGTCAGTACTGGTAACTATGCTCTAAACTATTTGATTAGCAGTGATTTTAAGAAAGGTGTTCCATTAGGCAAGGTTACAGTATTTGCTGGTGAAAGTGGTGCCGGTAAAAGTTATATCTGTAGTGGTAACTTGATTAAGAATGCTCAGGAACAAGGCATCTTTGTTGTATTGATTGACAGTGAAAATGCTTTAGATAAGGCTTGGTTAGAAGCATTAGGTGTAAACACAGATGAAGCAAAACTTTTAAAACTCAATATGGCAATGATTGATGATGTTGCCAAAACTATCAGTGAGTTTATGAAAGAGTACAAGGCTATGCCAGAAGATAGCAAGCCTAAAGTATTATTTGTTATTGATAGTTTGGGTATGTTATTGACTCCTACTGATGTAGATCAGTTTGAGGCAGGTAATATGAAGGGTGATATGGGCCGTAAACCTAAGGCATTGACCAGTTTGGTACGTAACTGTGTTAATATGTTTGGTAGTTATAACGTAGGTTTAGTCGCTACCAATCATACTTATGCTAGTCAAGATATGTTTGATCCAGATGACAAGATCAGTGGTGGTCAAGGGTTTATCTATGCGTCAAGTATTGTAGTTGCCATGAAGAAACTTAAGCTAAAAGAAGATGAAGATGGTAATAAGGTAACACAGGTTAAGGGTATTCGTAGTGCCTGTAAGATTATGAAGACCAGATATGCTAAGCCTTTTGAAAGTGTATATGTTAAAATACCTTATGAGTCTGGTATGGACCCTTATAGTGGGTTAGTTGATTTGTTTGAGGAAAAAGGCATACTAGTACAACAGGGTAATAGACTTAAATTTATTCATAGCAATGGAAAAGAGCACTTATTTTACAGAAAAGAATGGAAAAATGATAAATTAGATATGATAATGGAAGATTTTCCAAAAATCAAACCTAAAGAGGAAACCATTTTAGAGGAAACTGTAGAAAATGAATGATACACAAATTGCTGAAATCTGGGTATTTTTTAAAGAGTATTTGCGTAAAGAGGACATTAGTGTAGCAGCAGAGTCATTTGTAGATTTATTAGCAGACTTTGGTGTAAAAGATAGGGTACTTGAGAACGCATTAGGAACAGATCCAGATTTAGACAATGCTATTGAATATTATCTTGAGGATGATAGTGAAGAAGAAGAATACGACGAAGGCTACGATGACGATGATAATTGATCATGTGGTATTCTAAAATACTTAAAGATATAACTGTACTGCCCGATGCTATTGAATACTATAATGATGAGTTAGTGCAAGCCAAATTAGATATCCGTATAACGGGAAATATTGAAAAGGCTGCTGCCAGTATGCCAGGCATTGTAGAACATAGATTCGGGCAGTTACAGGAAATTGAGGCTATTTTAGAGTACTTAAACATTGAACTTCGTCAACTTAAAAGCCAACATTTTCGCAAGTATTTAGAAAACTATCAACGTGCCTTAAGTAGTAGAGATTGTGAAAAATACGTAGATGGAGAAAGCGATGTAGTTGATATGGAAAAGATCATCAACGAATTTGCTCTACTACGTAATAAATGGTTAGGTATCACAAAGGCACTTGATGTCAAGCAATGGCAGCTAAGTAATGTTATTAAATTACGTACTGCTGGTATGGAAGACGCAACACTATGAGGATAAAATGAATGAGGAAATAAAGAAAACTTTTGATACAGTTAACTTAATGAACAGTTTAAATAATCAAAAGCAGATTTTATACGAGGAATTTAATCAAAGTTTATTGTACTACTATAATGGTGCAGTATTTACAGTTAATATAGCTTTATTATCCTTTATTGGCAACTATCTTTATATGGAAAAAGATAGTGTTGTATTACTTGATGACAACAAAATGCCAATATTAGTAAATGATATTCCTGAATTTCATAGAAATATTACAGCTATATATACTGAAGCTACAAATCGTTACTTTTACGAGTATAATAAAGTAACACATCCAAAATTTATAAGTTCACTAGTTAATAATGACTAAAGGTATATTAATATTTGCACAAGGTCAAGATATAAATTATCTTAGTCTAGCTAAAATAGCGGCTAAAAGGGTAAAATATTTTTTAGATCTACCAATTAGTGTAGTCGTCGATTATGATTATGATAATAATGATAAAATTTTTGATCAGGTAATTAAGAAAAGTACCAATAAAACTCAATCAAGAATTATTCATGATGGTGAAAATTCTAAAAAAATAAAATGGTACAATTTTGATAGATCAGATTGCTTTGAACTAACACCGTATGATGAAACTATTGTTATAGATTCAGACTATATTATTAATTCAAAACATCTTTTACGTTGTTTTGATTTGAATAGTGATCTTTTACTCTTTAAAAATCATTATCATTTATTAGGAAATAGATATAATTCTATATTCACTTATATAAATGAATTTGGAATCCCTTTTTATTGGGCTACAATTTTTTATTTTAAAAAAACAAACTTTACTAGATCCTTTTTTAATTTAGTTCAATATATTAGAGAAAATTGGACTTACTATTCATTATTATATCAAATTAAAGATCCTAAATTTAGAAACGATTTTGCTTTTAGCATAGCAGTAAACCTAATGACATTACACATGACTTCTGATAATTTTGGGTTTATACCAGGTAAGTTATATTATGTAATTGATCGAGATGAATTAATAGATATTAAAGATGATAAACTAGTGTTTTCTATGAAATCTTCGGATCAGTCTAATATTTTTTCACAAACTAGTATATTGGATGTTCATATTATGAATAAAGAAAGTATATTGAGGGTATTAGAATGAGCATGGGTCATGTTATTTTTGCACAGAATTCTTCAATCAATTATGTTAGACAAGCATATGCTTTAGCGTTAAGCATTAAAAAGTATAATACAATCAATAATGTTTGTTTAATAACAAATGATTCAATTCCATTAGAATATATTAGTGCTTTTGATCATATAGTTAAGATACCTTGGGGTGATATGTCTAAGGATAAAGAGTGGAAAATTGAAAATAGATGGAAAATTATCTATTGTACTCCGTTTAGTAAAAACTTAGTCTATGATGCTGATATGATTTTGTTGAATAGTAATGATCATTATTGGTATCACTTAGAAGATTATGAAATAGCTCTCACTGAAACTGTAAGAAATTATAAAGGTAATAAAATAATATCAAAGGATAATCCCTATCGTAAGGTGTTTTATAATAATGATCTTCCAGATATATATTTTGGATTACATTATTTTAAAAAATCACCTTTAAGTTTTTCTTTTTATAAATTTTTAGAGCATATGATTAAAGAATGGCCTCTCTTTTCAAAAGAGTTTACTAAATTTAACACACAGAAAAATCCCAGTTTAGATGTTGCAAGTGCTATGGCTTTAAAATTCGGTAATTTTTATAGAAAGAATAATCTTTTAAGTTTTATACATATGAAACCATTAGTTCAAGAATGGACAAGTACTTCAGTAGATAAATGGCAAGATCATGTAGTATATAATTGGTCTGATGATTTATCTTTAAAAATTGGTAATTATAATCAATCTGGATTATTACACTATATTGATGATGAGTTTTTAACAGATAGTTTAATTGAAAAGTTAAAATAATATGGACAATATTTTCGATATCTCTTCCTTATCTTTACCAGAAATTAAGTTTTATCTTTATTACGATAATGATGGAAATATATTAGAGTTATTAGATTATAAAAAAGATAATGGAAATTATATTGAAGTAAGTGAACAGTTTGTAGTTGAATTTAGAGAAAGTGGAAAAGAATTTCATTCATATTCTCTTGAAATAGATGATAAGCCTAAAATTATTAAAAAATTAGAAAATGTACAGATCGGTCAGTTATTTAAAATATTAACAATGAACAGTCTAGCTGATTTTATAATATCTGTAACTAGTACTAAAATGATATTTAAAATTCGAGAGTTTGATCCTTACTCAAATATATCTGATAATTTTGAGCATTTTTTCTTTATTGTTGACAATAATGACTTGAATTTTTTAAAAAAAACTGTTATTATAAAGCATAAGGATTTAAAACAAGGTTATGAATTAGATTATAACTTTATATTAAGAGACGAATCAATCCTTACTAAAAAATATTTTGAGTCATATGGGTTAAGTTATGATTAAAACAATAAAATTATTTGATTGTGATGTTATATATTTGAGTTATGATGAACCAAATAAAGAGCGTAATTACGCAGATTTACTCACCAAAGTACCTTGGGCTAAACGTGTTGATGGAGTTGAAGGTAGTGATAGCGCACATAAGGCCTGTGCTAGACTAGCAGAAACAGAACGTGTAACTATTATTGATGGTGATAATATCATTAAACCTGAACTATTGAATCAGGTTATAGAACTAGCAGGCCATGCAGATCCTAATATATGTGTCTTATCATTCCCAGCGAATAATATAATTAATGGTCTTATATATGGCAATGGTAGTGTTAAAAACTGGCCTACACAATTAGTTTTGGATATGAAAACACATGAAAATGCAGAACCTTCTAATGATAAAACACAGGTAGATTTTTGTTGGGAAATAAAATATTTACAAATGAAAAATTGGATGAGTTGGGTTTATAACAATGCCAGCCCTAGACAAGCCTGGCGTGCTGGTTTTAGAGAAGGTGTTAAGATGTGTCTAATGGAAGGGATTAAACCAACATTAGATAAACCATTTGATAAGCAGGTGCACTGGAAAAACTATCATAGATTAGTTACTTGGATGAATGTAGGCAGCGATGTAGATAATGGCTTATGGGCTATATATGGTGCAAGACTTGGATGTTATATGACCATGCTTACTGATTGGGATCATATTAATGTTAGAACATTTACTTTTCTAAATGATTTATTTGAAGATTTAAAACCAAATGATAATAAAACATTGATTAAAGAAATTAATAGACTAGGTGAAACATTACGTGATCAATTAGGAATATTAACTGGTCCAGGTTATATGGATCCAGATCAAAGCAAATTTTTTAAAGCAGTATATACCAATCCCCCTAGATTGAGCAATGATTGGACAATTGAGAATGTATGATGTTATATTCATAAGTTATAAAGAGCCCAATGCAGAGGAAAATTGGAATTCCTTGATCAAAAGATTTCCTTTATCTAAAAGAATACATGGTGTTCAAGGAATACATCAAGCTCATATAGCTGCTGCCAAATTAGCTAACACTAGAATGTTTTGGGTAGTTGATGGCGATGCTGTTATTTTAGATAAATTTAATTTTGATTTTAGAACCACTAATTTTGATACAGTACATGTTTGGCGAAGTCGTAACCCTATTAATGATTTAGAATACGGTAATGGTGGTGTTAAATTGTTGCCCACAAAAATGACAATTGATATGGATTTATCCAAACCAGATATGACCACCAGTATAAGTGAAAAATTTATTCCTATGAAAAATATCAGTAACTTGACTAATTTTAATAGTGATCCATTTAATACTTGGAAAAGTGCTTTTAGGGAATGTTGCAAATTAGCAAGTAAAGTTATTGATAGGCAAAAAAGTGAAGAAACTGAACATAGATTAAATGTTTGGTGTACAAAAGGTGCGAACAAGACATATGGTAACTATGCCATTGATGGCGCAATAATGGGAAAGAATTATGGTGAGTTACATAAAAGGTCGATTATGGATCTTAAAAAAATAAATGATTTTGATTGGCTGTTTTCTAAGTTCAAGGAAATATATGAGTGAAAAGGGTAATAATGTAGAGTTCTTATTAGGTGTAGAAGACTATCTAAGGTATTTAGATAATGCTAGTTATGCTGATAGATTACACACTTTTTCTAGGACAATAAATTCAGAGTCAAAAGAAGAAGATAGTATACGGGCATTTTTTCAAGATTTTGGGTCAGTATTACAAAAGGATCATAGAAATTATGCTGATTTATTACATGGGTTTTGTAAGAATTCAGATGCAATCTCGTTAAAAAAAATAAGTTTACATTTTTTTGGCAAAATTATAACTGATATTAATCTAGTAGATTTTATTTTTGGTATCCTTAAGGGACAATCTAATATTGGATTTTATAAAGCTACATTACAATATGTTATAAAATTAAATCTTCATAATTTAATTTTGAATGATTTAATACATGGCATAACTACTAAGGCTGAATCGAATGAATTGGTTTATAAATCATTATTACAATATGTTCTAAAATTAAATGTTAATGGTTTAGAATTAAATGATTTAATACATGGCATAACTACTAAGGCTGAATCGAATGAATTGGTTTATAAATCATTATTACAATATGTTCTAAAATTAAATGTTAATGGTTTAGAATTAAATGATTTAATACATGGCATAACTAAGGCTGAATCGAATGAATTGGTTTATAAATCATTATTACAATATGTTCCAAAATTAAATGTTAATAGTTTAGAATTAAATGATTTAATACATGGCATAACTAAGGCTGAATCGAATGAATTGGTTTATAAATCATTATTACAATATGTTCTAAAATTAAATGTTAATAGTTTAGGATTAAATGATTTAATACATGGCATAACTAAGGCTAATTCAGAAGAAACTGTATATAAATCATTATTACAATATGTTCTAAAATTAAATGTTAATAGTTTAGAATTAAATGATTTAATACATGGCATA